AGTTTTTTATAACACTCAAAATTATTTTGAAATCTTAGGTTACGATAAAAATTCTTGGAAAAAATAAAAATATATGAATACTGAAATGGTCAATGGACCGATTCACTACGGTGGTGCGGATAATCCCTATGAGGTGATAAAAGTTTGTGAAGCGTGGGGTTTAGATAAGGACGCATATTTGTTCAATGTTGTAAAATATATTGCTCGTGCCGGTATCAAAGACCCCTCTAAAGAACTAGAAGACCTTAAAAAGGCTCAATTTTATTTAGATAGAAGAATTAAAAATTTGGAAAAATGATTATTTGGCTAACAGGTCAACCTGGTTCGGGTAAAACAACTATCTGTGAACAGATTATGTCTATTCACACAGAGTTTTTCCATGTTGATGGGGATGACCTAAGAGATTTATTTGACAATAAAGATTACTCTAAAACAGGTAGAAGAAAGAATATTGAACTTGCTCAACAAATATCTCAATATCTTCACAACCAGGGAGTTGATGTTTTAGTATCTTTAGTTTCCCCATATAAAGACCAAAGGGATAGGTTCAAGGAAAAGATGGGGGATGATTTGAGAGAAGTCTACGTTCATACATCAGAAAAAAGAGGTAGAGAACAATTCTTTGTTAAAGAATACAATGAACCAACAGAAAACTATCTTGAGATTGATACAACCAATGAAAGTATAGTTGAGTCAGCAAAAAAAGTTTTAGATTATGCGAAAAATTCACGTTGAGGGTGACCCGAAATTAAAAAATACTGGAGGTAAGCAATATTCTATGTTTGTGGGACGGTTCCAACCATTTCACGGGGGACATCGATGGATTGTGGATGAATGTCTGAACGAAGGAAAAAATGTTTTAATTTGTATAAGAGATATTCAACCTGATGATAAAAATCCTTTTAGTGCTCAAGAAGTTGAATCCAATATCAAAAAAGAGTTGTGGAAATATTTGACCGACGAGAAAGTAAAAGTTATGATTATACCTGATATCGAATCTGTCAATTTTGGTAGAGGTGTTGGTTATGATATAATCGAACACATACCACCTCAAGAGGTTGGGGAGATATCTGCAACAAAAATTAGAGAAGAATTAAAAAAAGAAGGAAAATTATAATGCAAACTAATAAGATATATCAAGGTGATTGTATTGAGGTTATGAAAACATTTCCCGAAAATTCAATTGACCTCATAGTAACATCTCCACCCTATGGTGTAGGAATCGATTATGACACTTTTGAAGACGACATCCCTTTTGAAGATTATAAATTGTTTTCAACAAACTGGATGACAGAAGCTTTCAGAGTGTTGAAGGAAGATGGGAGAATTGCTTTGAACATTCCATATGAAATAAATCGTCAGAGTCAGGGTGGAAGAATTTTCATGGCGTCTGAACTTTGGCAGATAATGCAAAAAATTGGATTCAAGTTTTTCGGGATTGTTGACCTAAAAGAAAATTCTCCTCATAGGAGTAAAACCACCGCATGGGGTTCTTGGATGTCACCATCCGCACCGTACATTTACAACCCCAAGGAGTGTGTTATTTTGGCGTACAAGAAAAACCACATAAAGAAAGTAAAAGGTCAACCAGAGTGGGTAGGAATCCCTGAGGAGGTCACCAACGAAGAGGGAAAGACCCGAACTAAAATGATGTATACTGAAGAACAGAAAAGAGAGTTCATGGATTTAGTTTACGGGGAGTGGGATTATTTTGCCGACACGAAACAATTGACAAAGGCAACATTTTCATTAGATATTCCTTTAAAGGCAATAAAAATTTTAACTTATAAAAATGATTTGGTTCTTGACCCTTTTGCTGGTAGTGGAACAAGTTTGGTTGCTGCAGTTATTTCCGACCGTAATTGGATTGGTATCGAGCTTAGTGAAAACTACTGTGGAGTCGCTCAAAAACGAGTACAACATTTCATAGATAAAAAAAACCAACCTGAACTTGATTTTGAAAAGGGGTAATACCCCTTTTTTTCTTTTCAGTATATTTATAATTAAATTATTTTGATGACTGAAGAATTGATAAAGAAACTCGTTCAGATGCAACTTCAATGGAAGTTTTTACATTGGCAAACTTTTGGGGATGCTAAACACAGAGTTTATGGAGAAATTTACGATGGTTTAGGTGACCTGATTGATGAGTTTACTGAAACCATGATGGGAAAGTATGGTAGACCTAAGTTTGATGATGAGTTTGCTTTGATGTTTCAAGATATATCAAGTCTCAGTATTCAGAACTTTGTCGATGGAATAGTTGAATTTTTGGTTTCTATGTCTGAAGAATTGGACCCAAAATACGATACTGACTTGTTGAATATCAGAGATGAGATGCTCGGATTGATAAATAAATCAAAATTCCTTTTAACACTTAAATACTAATGAAGAAAATTGTCAGACTTACCGAAACAGATTTGGAAAGAATCGTAACAAGGGTTATAAATGAACAAAATGAAACAAGAAGTTTCATTAGAGCAATACAAAGATTTTTAATTGATAAAAAAATTACCGGAGACAATAAAAAACCTCTAACCGTTGACGGTAGAACTGATAATAATTTGACCTCTCAAACGGCACAGGCAATATCAAAATACCAATCTATGATAGGAGTTTATCCTGCGGATGGAGTTTGGGAAATAAATACTTGGGAGAAAATGCCGAAGGAAGACCAAAAAAAGTTAAAAAAACTGATGGCTGAAGAAGGTGACATTTTCGATAAATTCTTACATTGGATGGGTTGGGATTGATGAAAAAAATTTTAAAAGAAACAGGTATAAGAGACATTTCGGCTTTGAGGAAGAGATATCCCAAAGCCGAAATTTATTTTCACCAAGACTTAGACGGTGTCACTACCGCTATAGCGATGAAAAAATATCTTGAGGACAATGGGATTGAAGTTGTTGGTGCACATATAATTCAATATGGTGACAAAGAGTTTGCTGTAAAAAAAAATGATGCCGAAGGTGACACGATGCCTGTGCTAGTCGATTTTGCTCACGGGAAGCCGATGTTTAAAATTCACACGGACCACCACGATAAACAAGTTGGTGCTGAAAAAGAAACATCCAAATCATTTAGACAAGCTCGTTCTAACGTTGAAACAATATCTCAAATTGTTTCACCTAAAGATTTATTTCCATCTTCAGACATACGTCTGATAAGCACTGTTGATTCTGCAGATTTCGCTAGAAATGAAATTACTCCCGAGGATGTAATAAATTACATTTTTAGATTTGATAAAGAGAAACCTCTACAAAAGAACAAAATGCTTTTGGGATTGGTTATAAATAAACTTATTTTAGCCTTCAAGAACAGACGTGGGTTTATGGAAAATCTTGTAATGGATTCTGAGCCATCTCTGCTTTCGATTCTCACGAACATAAGAAAGTGGATGAAAGAAACAGGGGCTGAACAACCCGAAAAATTACAATCCCATTCTCAAGATTATTCACAAAGAATGAAATCTTATCATGGTTTGGAAGTAGATGGGAGTATTTTAACTCAGTACGGTGGTGGGGATATGAGGAAAGCAGGTTCCTATGACAGATACACCCCTTTCAAGAACAATCCTGATGCGGATTTTTTGATTATGATTTGGCCTATGGGATTGTTACAAGTTTCGTGTAATCCATTCAAAAAAGATAGAGAACTCAAAGGTGTGAATCTCGGTGAAATTGCACAAGAGGTTTTATCAAAATGGAAAGATAAATTACAATCAAGGGTAATACCCTTATCAACAATCAAATGGATTAGTGAAACTTCGGTGAACCCTGAAAGTGTAGGTTTCACATTTAAAGATTTTGATGCTCTTTATGGTGGTAAAATTCAATATATGCAAGGTGGTAAAGAAATTTTGTCACAAATAAAGGAAATGATGAACAAACCTTTTGTTAAACTTACGGATGAAGAAAAAAATATTTTAGACAAATTAGGAATCAATGCTTGGGAACTACTTCAGTCCATGTCAGGTGGACATAAATGTATTACAAACATAAGTGGTTTAAATTATTTAGGTAGAAGTAAGAGACCGCCTCAAGGGAACTATAGATGGGACCCTGAAAAGGAAGATGCTCCATACATTAAATTTCTTAAAATGTTAGCATCAGAATTCAAAAAAACATTGAAATCCAAAATTCACTAAAATGGTTAGAATTTCTGACTAAAATCTTCAAAAGATTATCTTATTACATAATCCACCCTATCACCTTCATTGATATCTAAATCCCAACAGGTCCCACCCTGAACCTCGAACACAACATTTCCAGGACCACAATAAGACATACAATCATCCTCTTCACAAGGAGGACAATCGTGATGAATTTTTGTTATAATATTATCTTTGATTATTATAATATCCAAATCAATAATACAATTTTTCATCCAAAAACATTGTTCCTTTCCACCCATAAGAAATAACAATCCCTGAAAATCATCATCAAATACTTTTCCCATCATCCCTTTCATTTGAGATTTTTTATCCAACAAAACCTTTGATTTAAATTCGTTATTTTTTATCTTTACAATCATATTTAATAAATACTATGAAAAAAAGTTATGCGGGTGTAGTGGTAAAACACAAAAAGAAAATTTTATTTTGTAAAAGAAGTTCTAAAGTAGATTATCCAGGTGTTTGGTCAATTCCTGGAGGTACAATGGAGGAAGGCGAGTCTCCCATCCAAACAGCACGTAGAGAGTTTTTTGAAGAAATGGCTGTTGACATAGATAGTGAAACATTGAACAAAGTTGGTGTAATTCCAAGATATTCGAGAGACGGTAAGAAGTTGAAGGGTCAGATGCATGTCTTTGAGACAGAACCAATTGAAAAACTCATTCCTGATTTATCAATTGCGATTGACGGTGAAGAACATACTGAATGTGGTTATTATACTCTCGAAGAAATGCCACCTTCCAAAATTGGAGAGAACCTATACAATCTTTTAAAAAATATGTGATATGATTTGGTATATGATTGTTGGTTTAGTTTTCACAGGTATTGTAATTTGGTTTGAGTTACGTGAAGAAAAAGAAAAAAATCTTTGAAAAAATATTTTCACCAAAGGTTACTTTTTTCACTTTTCGGTATATTTATATGTTCTTACCCGAAAGGGTGAACATCCCCACAGATTCAAGTTTTCAACCGAGAGGTTGGTAAAAAAACCTGAATCATACGAGACAGAAAAAGTCTCAAAAAAAGTCCCACAAGTTTGGTGTTTCAAAAAAATGTCTTATCTTTGTGGGACTTTATTATCAAAAGAAGTTCTTTAACATATTTCTACTCAAGGTTCAACCAGAGCATGACTTGGATGGTGACACGGGGACTTGAGTAGTTTTATTATAGGGCGAGCGGGAGGTAAGGTATCTCATTGGTCTCATAAGCCAATTGAACTTGGTTCAATTCCAAGGCGTCGCAACAATACAGGTGAAGACTGTGGTGGAACCCCACGGTATATGAATCCCAAAGACGCCGTCTTGATTCGCGGTATCAGAGCGGGGAGGGTATAGTTACTATAAGTCAGGAGTAATTAACCAACGACGAAAATGTAACCACCAATGTAGGAATATGTTGGTCATGATGTACAAAAGGGTACAAAAAGCCTGTAAATTTTTTATAAAAAACTCTTATAAAATTTGACAGTCTGAAAATGACTTCTTATCTTTGTAAGACAATTGAGGGAAATCGTTTCCGAATGTTCGGAGTAAAGATATTTCGGTTTCCTTCAATCTTTGATAGTTCTTTGATTCAAGATATTGGCCGCCTATGGTCGTTAAATAAACTACGAAAGTAGTATAAAGTAGGAACCCCTGGTTTGGTGGTTCCCGCGGTTTCCAAAAGGGAGCTCGAGTAGGCAAGCAGGATATCACAACACCTTTAGTACCGAGGGTAACACTGTAGGGAACGTGGTGTGGTGACCAAGCGATTCGGGTCGTTTGGTTGAGGTCGGAAGACCAACAAGAATCACCTGTAGAATCGATGTAAGAAGTGGTAGTATCCACTGTCACAATTGCGTCATTCAATATCAAAGTTGACTTAAAAACCGAAAGGTAAGTTTTATTACAGGTGGTGCTGATAGAACCTTAGCAAATGCTCTACCAAGAGGTCTGTTATGAAGTTGACTCGAAGTATGGAGGTGGGGACACTTCAGAGGGTAGTTTAGTATCGGGTCGTTCAAAAGATGACTTGGCTTCAGACGGGCCACTACCTTCATAATCCGTAAACCAACTTTGGTCTATGCAATGTCCAAAACATTAATTAAATCAAGGAAAAGTGCTCGTCAGTTGTGTGTGACAGGTCACTACATAGTAATGAGATGTTCATTGCCGTGAAGGGTCCCAAGCCCGACACGATTTTCACGAAAGTTCTCTAATCCCGCAAGGATGAATTGGCTCGGCAGGGTCGAAGAGTGATGAGTAATGGGAGAGTTGCAGACAACTTCAGGATTGGTTAATCTAATTGACCGTGACTGAGAGTTACTTCTCAAAAGGAAGTGGAAACAGAGGGAACCAAATAATCCTCCTAAAGACTCTTGTCAAGACTTGTATTCTCAGAGTTTTCGCCTAACCCTGACCGTCTCTACGGTTGGGGTTTTTTATTTAACAAGGGTATGGTCCTGAAACAACCGTAACAGCACCAATAGTAACTGTATATCCACTTCCATCCGTACATATGGTGAGCTGTCCACTAAATGTTTGTGTAAAATAACTACCACCACAATCGAACCATTCTATTGATGCACTTCCACCACCAGCATCCAATACATAACCAACACACGTAGAAGGTGTTATTGATGGAGTTGGAGTTACTGTCGGTGTTTCGGCTGGAGTACCTGTATTTGTTGGAGTGACGGGTGGAGTCGTTGGCGGAGTAGCGGTATTTGTAGGTGTCGTAGTATTTGTTGGGGTCACTGTGGGAGTTGTAGTATTAGTGGGAGTTACCGAAGGTGTAGGTCCAATCGTTGGGGTAACAGAAGGAGTTTGAGTTTGTGTTGCGGTGACTGACGGGGTTGGTGTAGATGTTCTAGTCGGGGTTGGAGTTGCGGTTGCTTGGCTTGTAGGAGTTGGTGTCGGAATGTTTGCATTTGTAAGTTCACAAAGACTAATTCTTACACCGCCATATTGTATACTTGGTGGAGATGAAAATGTTATTTCTGTGAAAGGGGAAGTTGATTGAACTAAAAATCTTGCTAATCCATCAGTATTTACCGCTGTGATTGTACCGTTGTTGATATTGAAATTACAACCTGTACATTGAGTTATTATTGGAGTTTGAGAATTGTTTAAAGTTATGGTAACTCTATCTCCATTCGGGAAAGCATCACCATTCCAAACACCTGAATTGAACATCAATGATGAGATGGCTTGACTAAATCTAAAAGTAACAGTTGCACCTGACCCGAAAGACACGACACCAGTTCCTGGTCCAGGTTTTATTGTAATTGGGATTTCTTGACAAGAGTAGTTGTTTGGACCATAGGTAAATGTATTAGTTGAACATACTGAGTTAAAAGTATAACCAGTTATTTGTATACCATTACTTGTTACCACTTGACCATTACAAGGGGTATTTATTACATTACATGTAGGACAATTATTCAAATCCCTTTGAAACCATTCTTCACTAATTACTAAAGAATTTTCGTAGAAATTACTTAAAGAGAAGGTATCGTAAATTGCCCAAACATTTTTTGTTTGATTTGGTAAGAGTGGGACTTGGTTTTCAAATTCGCTTGAATCACATTTTCTATAACTAAATGTTACAAGAGTGTTACCCGTGTTGGTTAGAGTATATTTTTTACAATTCACAATAATGTAGTTTCAAATAAATACTTCGTTAAACAAGAATTTAAAATCTACTTGAATAGAGGGTTTAAAAAACTATTTGTGAAAATATTTGTAAATTTTAATCAGATTCTTTCTGACCAAAAAACTTGGAGAAGGAGGGAGAACTCTTGATAGTTTGCTCAAGTTCGGTTTCATATTCACCATCATTTTTCATTTGCTTAAAATAGTCTGCAATCTTAGTTGCAGTTGCTCTACCTAAATCATAAACGAAAGTGACAAAAAGAAACGGAGGAGTCATTTCGTCCAGCTCAGAATCTTCCAATCTAACAAGTGCTTTTTCGATGAGAATATTTCTATATTCATCGGAATAATGCATGTCTTTTAAAATTTGATTTAATATTTCTGCGTCATTCATACACTCTTAAATATATTGAAAAAACAATTTTTTGTTTAGTTCGTTAAAATTTTTTATCTTTGTGGATAAAATTGTTTTATGTTCGATAAACTAATAGATTTAATTGTAACTTTTATTCACGACGTACTTCCTTTCAAAATAGTGAATCAATGGGAAGAAGGTGTACATCTTCGTAATGGCAAGTTCTTGAAGGTTGTTGGACCTGGACTTGTCTATAAAAGACCCTTTTTTGATAAAATTTGGGTTACCCCTGTAATTACGCAAACGGTAAATCTTTCACCCCAAACCGTTACCTCCTTGGATGAAAGAAGTGTTGTTCTATCTTCCATAGTTCGTTATCACATTTATGACGTAGAGAAGTTTTTACTTGGAGTTATGCATGCTAATGACGTTTTGGTTGATACCACACAAGGAATCATACGGGATATTGTTGAAGATACAACATGGGAGGACCTCGTAGATTTAACAAATCGTGTAACTCCCGCGGTGAATAAACAAGTTAAAAAGTGGGGTATCACTGTTCAATTGGTAAGTTTTCCTGATTTAGGGGAAATTACCACTTATCGAATCATTGGAGATACACAAAAAAATTCACATAATATTTTACCAGTAAATGTTTAATTCATATTTTTGAAAAAAAATCAGTTATGACCAACGAAGAAATTATCCAAGAGATTCTGTATGAAGCAAGTAAGTACGGTTTGTTATCAGAAGTAATTGACACCGCCAAATCCATTTTAGATAAAGAACCCAATATGGATAGGGTTTTGGCTTACGACATGGCATTTAAGGAGTGGGTGAAATAATTTTGTGAGTTCAATTTTTTCCTGTACCTTTGTAAAACTATGAACACATCAATTAAAATTCAACACAAGACATTCGGAGTAATTTGTGACGAGACTTTCGTAGATGCAACTCAATTCAAGATTTTCCTTCAATCTGTTCACGGTTGTTTGAAGTCTAAGTCGGATTTGGATTTTTTCAACGGACAAAACTTTTTGTTACATATCCCTCATGAAGTGCTCAAAGAAAGTGTTGTAAATACCAAAATGGAATTTTCGACCTTGACCGAAAAATTCATCAAGGGTTCGTCTTTAGAAAAATGATTATAACTAAAGAAAATATTATGGAGTGGTCCAAACCTCATCACGGTGGTGGTCGACAGACGGTAATAAAAACACCCAAAGTCATTATCTCCATCGTGGGTGGTGGAAGAGGACTTTATGGTGACTTCGAAAAAACGTTTGAGTTAGCCATCATGACCCATAGTGGTTCATTTATTACAAGAATTTTTTGTCCTGGATTGAGTGATGATGTTTGTGGATATATGGAAGAAAATGAACTTATTGAAGTTATAAACTCACTTACAACAAGAGGTTTCCAAATTTCATAAAATTTGGTGGTGGAGGCGACCGAAAGGTCCTCGAAGGGGAACTATGTTCCCCTTTTTTTATTGAATTTCTGTTTGAAAACCTGTGTCTTCAAAAATTATACCCTCAATATCTCTCAGGATACTATCAATAAAATCTTCTACATTAGACCATTCAGACATATCGGCATCATCAAGTAAATCATCAATAGTTCTCGGATTTCCTTTTTCATCGAGAATTTTTGTTGGACCCCAAACAACTGTAAGATAAATTATATTGTTCTCGAAATCAATCTTCATTTTTTTGATTTCAACACAAACGTTACCTCCTGAGGGGTATTCAGTCAAATCGTAACACAACATATTGTTCCTAAGAATCTTTGAAAAGGTTTTGTTCACGAATTCCTTTGCCTTCTCTTCACCAAACTCAGAATGTAAATCTTTTAAAAAATTGCCGATTTCATAACCACAAATCTTCGCAACACTCAACGTCTTATCTGAAGGATAAGTTGTTTTGGCTAAACAGTTCAAAAAAATTTCGAGTTCTGACATTTGTGGTATTTATATTAAATATTTGTTCAGTAATGAATTATTTAATTTCCGAATCACAATTAGAATCATTAGTATCGGCACAACAACCTGTACCTGTAATGTCATTCAGGTCTGCACTGAAAAAGATTGTAGATGTCTTGAAAAAAGATGATTATGAACCAGAACAAATAATGGATTTTATCCTTGGACTAAGATATAAAGATGAGTTTGTTATCAGAAAGGTTCAAAAGTACAAGGACGACCCTGAGTTTCTCACTGCGGTTTCCAAAATTATTGGATAAACTCATCTATATTTTTAGGTGAACTATCGAAACCGTAATATCTGATTTCGAACTGAGGACTGAGTAAAATTTGTTTTTCCTCATCGAATTCATTACAGTAAACAACGCCTTCTTCTATCTCTTCTAAAAATTCTATATCTAAATCACCCCATTCTCTATAATTGAGAGTTATTATATTCGGGTTGTTTTCGATGTTTTCCCTTGCTCCGACAGGTTCGGGTCTCCCGACATTTAATTCACAAAGATTCTTTAGATTTTTATCCCAAGAACAAATGAATATAAGCTCGATAGATGAATCCGTACCTTCTAACTCGCCATCGGCATTACAGTTATGACAATCAAGTCGGGATTCACCGTCACAACGACTACAATTGACTGTACCTCCGCCATCACATTCCTCGCAATCAACTTCTCCACTTCCGTCACACATGTCACAAGAAACCTTTTCACCTGCGTCACCTTCTATTTTACCTTCCCCATCACAATCACTACAAATTACTTGACCACTACCATCACACTCCGAACACGACTCGTTACCACTTCCGTCACATTCTGAGCATTCAAATCTTCCTTCACCATAACAATCACCACACTCCTCAACATATTGTGAACCTGTTTTCCAAAAGAGAGATGCGAAGAAAAGATTTTCCAAAGCGAAATCGGCGAATTCGAAATTTCCCTTTTTTTTCAAGGACAAGATATAAAAATAAAATTTCAAAAACTCCTGAGGAGTAAAACTAGAAAAATATATTGCTTGTTTTTTTGCGACCTTTTTCAACACATTAAAAATGTCATTGTTATGTTCAACGTTACGGAACATTCCGATAAGTTGCTGTGCCAACCTTTTCAACCTTTCATCTGTCATGGGAAAAGTTTTTTTTATAAATAGGTTTTTTTTTGAAAATAAATCAACTATTTTTTTTTTATAAAACTTTTTATATGGGTATTACGGTCACACTTACAGAAAATGAAATCTTGGGTAATCCCAATGATTTTGATTTGGGCGAATTGGCTCGAAACAAATATTGGCAAGAAAGAAGAAATCAGGAAGGTCCACCTGTGGATGATGAACATTTTTTCTTGAATATCGGAGATGATGGTTTGGTTAAATCTATCGGAAGACCATGGACTTGCTCAATTTGTGGAGAAAAAACTGATAAAGTGGATTATGATTATCTTGTTGGTTGGGACCATTTGAGTTGCAGATTGAAGTCTGAAATGAGTGATGAGAAAGATAAATGTGTAATCTGTGGAAAAGAATCACCCTATACTAAAAGTACTCATATCGATATGAGAATCGGTTATGTTGAAGGAGGTGGACAAGGTTGTTTTCAACCAAATCAATGCGATAAAGTATGATTGAAACCTTTGACCATGAATTGATTTCTTTGAGTGGTTCCACAACTTTATCTTATACGGAGTGGCATATAAACAGGGACAACATGGCTAGAGACCAAAGAAATCTCGAAGTTCATAATATTAAAAAAGATGATTGAGGTTTTTGATGAGTTTCTCACCCCTGAGGAAATAACTGAGTTGTTCAAAACTCTAAGGGAGAGTTCTTGGATTTTGGAAGAAAAGGTCCCTTATCTTTCCGAAGTTCAATTAGAGGGAGGTGCTGATATTGGTTATATAAAAGAGATACCTGAGAACACCATATATTGGAAGATTTTGGGTCGATTACATTCTTTACCAATAATATCAGGAAAATACAAATTCTTTTCAGCATTCCGAAATGCATACAAGAGAGGAGATGTTACAGCTCTCCATACAGATGAGTCAGATATCACAGCACTTTTATATGGTAATCCCAAATGGAACATAAATTGGGGTTCGGAAACCATTTTTACTGAAAGTTTATCACCTGATACAGAGATAATTGCGAGCATAATACCCAAACCTGGTAGGTTGGTAATTTTCGATTCTTCTATCCCACATTCAGGTAGACCACCAAGTTCAAGTTTTGCAAACCACAGATATTCAGTGGCTTATAACTTCAAAAAAATAATTTAAAAAAAATTTGTTGGTTTGATGGAATAGTCTATCTTTGTGTAACAAAACACAAACATCATGACAAACACCACAACCATCCCCGTAGTTAAAGTATCTAACGATTCAATGGCAGGAGACGTATTCTACGGTTCCTTCAACACCACTGTAAAAGGTAAACGTATCACAGTCGGAGTTTCCAATCACATCAAAGACGTAAACAAAACCTATAAGTTCCGTTCAGCTGCTAAATGTAAAGCTGGTTTCGTGAACATCAGCGATTTCGAAGACACCCCTCAAGGTGCTATCTGTTCTTGGGTAAAAAACGCACTTGTCAACCTTCAAGTTTTGGTTGAGTTCGATGGTGGTGTAACACAATGGCACAACGTCTATACCACGAAGGGTGGCGTATGGTACCACATCGACCGTGGACTTCTTGAAGTGTTGACCGTTGGAGCGATGCGTGAGTCATTCCCCAATATGTGTGACATGAGCCTTTGGGAAATGGTTGGAGCTAAGACTTGGGCAGACAAAGCATTCACTAATCAATAATAGCTGACGGAAGGGGGTTATTCCCCCTTCCACTATGCGAAACAAATCTCATGCGAAACAAAAAAAATAAAACCAGCACTTTGAGTCCGAAACACAAGATGTTCCTCGAGCTATTGGAGAACCGTATCAAAGAGATTCACGGGGAAAAAAAGGTTGAGGATGTTCGAAAGGAGGTGGGGTACCCTAAGTGTGATGAGGGGGATTATTATTTTGCTCTTCTAAAATTTTTGAAATAATTTTTTGTTGGTAACAAATATATCCCTATCTTTGTATTCGCAAAACACAACACATATGACAACCACTACCACAATCTCCGTCCAAGACAAAGTTCGTAACTACCAAGGTCAAAACCGTTTTATTCTGAACATGAAAGACGCCCTCAACAAGTGGGGAGGACTTACCCCAAAACAACGCGAAGCCGCTGAAAAGGCTTTGAACTCTGAGGTGAAGGTTATCGATAAGGAAAACCTTCCTGAAAACATTAAACGTATTGTCGAGTACAAGGGTGATAACACCTTTGTTAAAGACATCGCTTCCAAGTTCGAGAAATACGGTACTCTCACTTCTAAGCAAATCTCTGCGGCTGTTACGCAGATTCAAAAAGAGGAAGATAAAGATAACACCATTCGCATGAATTGGGGTACCCCTGGTGAAACCATAGTTGTGGGTCGTAAAATCGGTCAGCAGTTGAAAGAAAAATATGGTTTGGAATTCAATCCAACTTTAATTGATATAACCGCTCTTAGAGCTGTATCACCCAAAGCTGTACTGTTCGAAGGAAAAATGACTGTCAAACGTGGTAAAGTTTGTATGTGTTGTAACAAAACTTTGACAGACGAGTTTTCGATGTTGACAAACATGGGTAAAACCTGTGCTGGTCACATGAAAGTCGAATATATCACTGACGCTTCACAAGCAGAGGCTTTCCGTGAAAGATATCTGAAAAGAGTGGAAGAGATAGGAGTCATGCAATTTTGGGTCCCCAAATCCCAAATCAAAAAATGGGATGGTAAAACAGGAAGGGTTGTTGCCACATCCTTCTAAGGGTTTAACCCACCGAAAGGTGGGTTTTTTTTATTCTTGTTTTTTTGTATACTTGTAAAATGAGTAGGAGATACAAAAACCCCGAGGAGGCTGAAAATGCCATGATTGAAAATATCCTCGACAATTTTGATTTTTATAAATGTTGGACCGTGATGAAGCTTTTGGAGTGGAGTTGGGGTATGAATGCAGAGATTCCGAATATTGATAGATTAAAAACTGCGGCAGCTAACAGATTAAAAGATGCGATAGAATTAGCAAAGAAAGGTGAGTCTCCCCATTTAACCTACTTTGTTTCAAGTGGTGGTCTGAAAGCTACCGCTTGGAGGAATAGATATCGTCAAATTGAAGCAATAAATTTGGAATTTGTTCTCACAGACTGGCAATCTGACGGAGATTGTTGACAATTTCAGACATGAACGTAAACTTTTATCATGAAGACAAAAAAACCGAGTGCGATAGTTTATAATTGGTACAAACAGGGTGAGGAATTATTACAAACTTCAATTTATTCTGAAGAAGGGCTTTGGGAAGAAATCATGGTTTATTCTTTACCTTACACAGATAATGTGGCCGAAGATTATTCCAAGTATAGACCTGATATTATTGTTTCGATTGGGACTCACGTGAATGTACCTCATTATCAATTACAACAAATTTATGTTTTCATAGAAAATCCTTTGGGTGATTATGATTTGGCTAACACGATATGTAAGGAAGCTATTTACAAAAACCTTACATACCATAGACCACGATTTTCGGTCTTCACACCAGCATATAAGACTTATGAAAGAATTAAAAGAACTTATGAGAGTCTGAGGTCTCAAGTTTGGACTAATTGGGAATGGGTCGTAGTAGACGATTCGCCTGACGAAATAACATGGAACCTATTGAAAGAAATTTCTTCGAAAGACTACAGGGTTAAAATTCATCGTATTTACCCGTTATCGGGTGGTAATGTAGGTTTGGCCAAACATAGAGCAGCTATGTTATGTGATGGTGATTGGTTGGTCGAGTTGGACCATGATGATACTTTGACCACAGAGTGTTTATCCACTTGTAATGATGCCATCATCAAATATCCTGATGCAGGATTTTTATATACGGATGTTTGTGAATTATATGAGGATGGTGAGATGAAATCTTATGACCATGATTGGACAGGTGGTTGGTATGCAAGACATGATAATTTTTTTGATTTTGGTTATGCTGGTCACACTTGGGTTGAAGTAGATGGTAGAAAAATTTTGGCACACTGGTACCCTGATATAAATCCATTATCAATAAGGTTCAATATATCCATGCCCGACCACGTGAGAATGTGGGAAAGAAACCTATATCACAAAATAGGTGGACACAATAAACTTACTCCTGTTGCGGATGATTTGGAGATTATAATAAGAAGTTTTTTACATACACGGTTTATTCACGTAAAACGTGTCCTATATTTGCAATGGAATAATCGTAACAGTACGGTTGATAATAATGCTCAAGATATAAATCGAAGAGCAAGAATTATTAGAGACTTTTATGATAAAGCAATCCACGAAAGAATTTTATCCTTGGGATTCAAAGATTGGAATTGGGATGAAGAAAAACAAGAATCACAAAGATTCCAAAATCACGTGGCAATAAAAAAATATTTCGAAGAAGAAGAAGTAATGAATTACATTTATGAATAACAAACCAAAAATCTGTATGAACGCGATGGTAGGCAATGAAGCCAAAACCATCACAAGAATGTTAGAATCTGTTGCTCCACACATTTCTTATTGGGTAATCCAATGTAATGGAAAAGAGGATAACACGAAAGAAATCATCGAGAAATTTTTTAATGAAAGAGGTATTCCTGGATTCACATATGAGATAGATTGGAACTATCCAGGTTGGAATAGAAACCATACACTCCAAAGAGCCCTTCAAGCAAATCATGGTTGTGATTGGATTTTGAGAATGGATGCGGACGAAAGATTACAAATTGATGAAGATTTCGATTGGAATATTCTTTCTGACACCACTATTGATAGCTTCAATGTACCCGCATCTGCTGCAGATATAAAGTATTTCAGAACTTGGTTATGGAATGCTAAGTTACCATGGTTTTTTGCGGATGATAAACGTCACGAAACAATACATTTACCTGAAATCGGAGAAAGTTTTGTAAGAATAAATCTACCTTTCAGTTTTCGTCATTTAGTTTCCCAAGATGGAGAAACATGGCATGTTCCTCGTAAATTTCTGAGAGACGCTTTAGAATTGGAAA